CGCCGTCATCAAGGGTGTGGCGGCGTAGACGAAGCGTGCTATAGCCGCTATTTAGGCTCGCGGAGCGTCACTCTGGGCTTTCAGGAAGGGCGCAGCGCGATCGGCATCTGCAACAAGGCTCTCGACATGGTCAAGCAGCAGCCGCTCTCCGGCTCGCTCGACGATCCGGCGACCCGCAACAAGACCGCGGCGCGCACCTGCAAGCTCTGGTACAACAAGATCGTCCGCAGCGTGCTCAGCGCCCACCACTGGGGACTGGCTACGCGCCGGGCTGTTCTCGCCACGGTCACGAACGACCGCACGGCAGAGTGGGCGAACGCTTACGCGCCGCCAAGCGACATGGCTTTCCCGGTCATGGTGGGCCCGTACTCCAACCTGCTCGGGGTGTCCTACTACCGCGGGGTCGGCTTCCTGCTCGCTTCGATCTATGGCAAGCCGGTTTTTCGTTACGAGAGCGGAGCGATCTACTCTCTTCTCGACGGTGCGACCTTGGACTATGTCTCGTTCGACATCAACGAGGGCGATTTCAACGACGCGGTCGAAGACCTCGTGATCCTGTTCTTGGCGTCCCGGCTGGCGCGATCGCTCGCCAAGGACGACAAGCTCGCCGACAACCTCTACAATCAGGCGATCCGGCTCCAGAACGTCGAGATCGCGCGCAGCTTCAATACCAACCCGCTGCGCTACGGGAATGCGCCGAGCGATAGCGAGATGGCCCGCGGCGGGCTCGATCCCATCCTTTCGAATTACGGCTTTTCGATCTGATGGCGCGGCAATCGATTACCAACTTCTCGCGAGGGGAGTTCGGTCCCGAGCTTTACGGGCGGGTCGACATTCCGCAGTACAATGCCGGCGCCAAGGAGCTTACGAACTTCATCATCCAGCGCTACGGGGGTGTTGCTTTTCGCCCCGGTTTCAGGTTCGTGGGCGAAGCCGACGCCAGCGACGGCACCTATCGCTACATGCCGTTCCAGTTCAGCGTCGAACAAGCCTATGTGATCGTCTATGGTGAGAGCGCCATGCGCTTGCTCGCGGGAGGAGGCTTCGTCACTGAAGAAGACCTCAAGATCGTCAGCGCCACGCAGGCGAACCAGATCGTCATAGAGGTGCCTTTTCACGACATGACCGTGGGCCAGCGCGTTTACATAGACGGCATCTCCGGAATGGAAGAGCTGAACGGGCGCTTTGCCAAAGTGGTTGCCGTACCCGATGCGGATCATATCACCTTGGACATCAACAGCACGAATTTCGCGGCTCTTACCGACAGCACCGGCATAGTGCGCACGGAAGCACCCACCCCGCCGCCCGATCCCGAACCGGCCCCGCCGCCGCCCCCGCCGCCGCCACCGCCGCCGACTACGACGGGCGGGGGAAGCGGAGGGTCCGGCACCTACAACCCCGGAGTGGGCACCCAGCTAGATACGGATCGTCTCTGATGGGTGTTCGTCGCATCTACAAGGCGGTGACGCCCTTCCCGGCTTCCGAGCTGAGCGGTCTGGACTATGCCCAGACCGCCGATGTCATGTACGTCGTCAGCCTCAATTACGACCCGCGCAAGGTCGTTCGCTACGATCACACGGATTGGCGGTGGAGCACCGTCACCTTCGGCCCGGTTATCGATCCCCCGGTCGGCAGCTCCGTCGCGGCGACGACACCGAACACGACCGACATCGTGCTGCAGACCTACAAGTCTAAGATCACCGCGGTAAAGGACACCTTCCCGGTTCAGGAGAGCCGCGCGTCGGAGATCATTCAGGTCGACAACGATCTTACACTGAACGGCAACTACAACACGATCACCGTCCCTGCTCCAGCGGGCGATGTCGCCCGGCACGTCATCTACAAGGAGCAAGGCGGCTCCTACGGCTATATCGGGGCAACGGACGGCACCTCGTTCAAAGACCAGCAGCTCCAGCCGATCCTGAGCGCCACTCCCCCGGTGGGTCTGAACCCGTTCGAAGGCGAGGACAACAAGCCCGGCACGGTGGGTTTCCATCAGCAGCGCCTGATGTTCGGCGGCACCCGCAATGTCATCAACGGGGTGTGGGGAACGCGCTCGGCCGATCCGGAGAACATGGACACCTCGCGGCCGGCGCGCGCCGATGACAGTCTTTCGTTCGCTTTGCTCGCGGAAAAGGTCAACGGCGTTACCGGGTTGGCTTCGCTGGACGACCTGATCGTGCTGACGACAGACAGCATCTTCGCGATCCGCGGCGGACAGAGCGGGGCGATTGGCCCCGGCGACATCAACCCGAAACGCAACAGCGGGCGAGGTGCGCGCAAGGTAAAGCCGCTGACAGTCGACACCGTCACCTTCTTTGTCCCGTCGCGCGCCAACCGGGTCAGGACGCTTGGATTTTCCTTCGAGATCGAAGGCTACAAGAGCGACGATGTCTCGATCTTCGCGCCGCACCTGTTCAAGCGCCACGGCATCCTGAAAATGGTTTATCAGGAGGAACCGTTCTCCTGTGTATGGACCCTGCTCACAACCGGAACGCTGCTCGCGTTCACATGGGAGGCTGAACAGCAGGTGTGGGGCTGGTCGAAGATCGTCACTGACGGCACCTTCGAAGATATAGAGGTCATCCCCGAAGGGGGCTATGACCGCCTCTACGCGCTCATCCGGCGCACCATCAACGGCACCTCGCGGCTATTCCACGAGCGCATGGCGCTGCCGCATCTGGACATCGAACAGGCGTGCCACCTCGATTGCGCCTACACCCAAGTCTACGACCCGCCGCGGTCACGGATCACCGGGGCGTGGCATCTCGTCGGCGCGACCGTCAGCATGATCTACGATGGCTATGTCGAGCACGATCTGGTTGTCGATGAAGACGGCGGGGTCGATGTCCCGAGCGGAATGGAAGCGACGACGATCACGATCGGGCTTCGCTATTCGGGCAGGCTCGAGACGCTCCCCGCGGCGCTGACATCGGCACAGGGGTCGGCGCACGTCAATCGCCAGCAGGTAGGCGACACGGTCGTTCGCACGATCGACACCCGCGGTATCGAGATCGGCGCGAGCGGTGCCCCGCTGGAGGCTGTCGAGCCAAAGGACGGGACCGAAGTGGCAGAGCTGAAGGACGTGTCCGCTATCGATTACAAGGTCATACCCCCCGGGGATTGGAAAGACACCTCGACGATCGTGGTCGAGCAGAACCAGCCTTTCCCGGCGCACGTCGTTGCGCTCTTTTACACGCTTGTCGGAGCGGGCGAATGATTGAAATCGTCCCCGCCCGCCCAACGCATATCGGCCCGATCGCCACGCGGATGCGAGACATCGATCGGCTCGAGTGCCGCGTCTTCGGCCACACCCCCAAGGAAGCAATCAGGTACGGCCTGATGAGTGCGACGATGGCGTGGACGGCGGTGATCGATGGCCGGCCCGAAGCGATCTTCGGAGTATCGACGATCTCTTTGCTCGAAGGCAGCGGCCGGCCGTGGATGCTGATGACCGACGAAGCGGTGAAGCACGCGGTTGCGCTCGTGCGCTTCGGGTACATTTACACCGAGGCAATTCAACGGCATTATGCGTTGCTGCACAACTGGGTCCACGCCGAGAACGATGCCTCTATCCGATGGCTCAGCAGGCTCGGTTTTGCGGTGGGGAGTGTCGACGTGCTCAACGGTTATCCGATGAGGCCATTTGTGAGGAGCCGGTAGAGTGTGCGATCCTGTAACCCTGACCGCTCTTACGGTCGCGGCGACGGTCGTGACTGCCGGCGCGCAAGTCTATTCGGGCATGGCCCAGAACAGCCAAGCGAAGTACGAAGCCGCGGTCGCGACGGAAAACCGCAAGCACGAAGAGGCCGCTATCCAAGACACTTGGCAGCGGCGCAATATCGACCAGCTTCGCCATTGGCGCCGGGTGTCGCAGCAGCTCGGTGAAGCCCGGGCCGGTGCCGCGGCGGGCGGGCTCGATGTCAATTTTGGTTCGGTCGCCGATACTCAGGAAGACATCACGATGATCGGGATGGAGGACAGCTCCACGATCAACCAGAACGCGATCAAGGAAGTGCAGGGTTACGACATCAACGCGGCGAACTACACGATGCAGGCTCGAGCGGCGAGGGCGCGGGGCAAGGCTGCGCTGGTCGGGTCGATCATCGGCGCCACGGGAACGATCCTGAGCGGCGCATCGCAGGTAGGAAAAGGTCTCGCCACGCCGGGCACGGGTAGCGGGACGAGCAGCAGCTTCGGCCCGATCGTGTCCAACTACCACTATACCGGGGCGTGGGGCGGCTAGTGGTCAAGGTTCCAGAGAACAGCGTTGCCCAGCGAGCGTACACAGGTGCGCGGTTGCAGGCCGCGGACTTCGGTGGTGGGCGGGCAATCGCGCAAGGGGTCGAGCAGCTTGGTCGTGGCCTTCTCGACGTGCGGGACGCCGCCGACAAGATCGGCGAGATGTACGACACCGCAGCGGTCAAGAAGGCCGACGCCGAAGACCTCAAGCAGATCATGCAGATCAAGGCCGAGGCGCTCGCGGCGAAGGGCTTCGACAGCCAGCCTGCGATCGCCGATGCTCGCCAGAAGATCGACGCGATCCGAAAGACACGGCTCGAGGGGCTGCACAACGCACGCCAGCGGCAGATGTACTCGGATGTCTTCGACCAGCGCTCCTTGCAGATCGAGGAGAGCTTCGCGAACCACAGCGTCACTGAAATCCAGAAGGCCAATGTCGAGGCAGCGAAGTCTTCGGCCGATGCCAATGCCGACGCGGCCATAAACAGCTATGGCACCCCGGCGTTCGAAGAGAACCTGAAGCGCGCCTTCAGCCAAGTGCCGATCATTTATCAGGGTGCCGGGCCGGAAGTGATTGCGCGCAAGCAAGCGGAGCTTCAGTCAGGGGTGCTTGCCAAGGTCATTAGCGGAATGGCTGCGACCTCGGAGGATGGCATAGATGCGCAGGCCGCGCTCGACGCCAACGCCGACAAGCTCCTGCCCGCGGACGAGCTGGAACTCCGCAAGAGCCTTCAGCCAAAGCTCCAAGCGGCTCAGGATGATGCGACCTTCGGGCAGTTCCTTGCTTTCGCGGGCGGCGACACGAGCGCGGTTCCACCCGAGGACGGCCAGCCAGACGCGGATCACCCGAACCCCCCGGCCCCTCGCCAGCAAGGCGAACCGATCCGCAGCTTGCCGGATCATCTCGTCGGCGGCGGGAAGATCACCAGCACGTTCAATTCGGATCGCGAAGGCGGACGCAAGCACCACGCGCTCGACATCGCGACCAAGCCCGGCACGCCGATCCACCCGCCGATGTCCGGCAAGGTCATCAAGAGTTGGTACGACAGCGAGCACGGCGGCGGCTGGTCGGTGCTCATCCAGCACCCGAATGGCTATGTGACGGGCTACGCGCACATGCGCACCCAGAGCCCGATCGCGGTCGGCGACGAAGTCGAGAGCACGACCACGATCGGAAGCGTCGGCAGCACTGGGCATTCAACCGGGCCGCACCTGCACTTCACCGTTCGCGAACACCCGGGCGGGCCGCGCGTCGATCCGCAGGCGGTGAACTGGTCGGCGATAGAGGGCGACGGAGGCCCGCCCACGGTCGAGCCCAAGAGCGTCAAGTGGAAAGAGCCCGCGCTTCCGAAGTACACGGCCGAGAAGAACACGCTCGGCACGCTGCTCTCGAAAGTCTACGATTTCGCCGTGAAGACCAATATGTCGAAGCCAGCCTACGATCGGCTCGTTGCGCAGGTGAAGCAGTACGCGGCGACGAACGAGGCTCTCGCCAATGAGCAGGACCAAAAGAACTGGGAAGCCGCGGTGGGCGTGCTCAACGGCCTCGATAATGGCACGGGACCGGGCAGCGGCCTCACCGATCCGCGCAAGCAAATTCCGAATTTCGGTATGCTCCCGACCCCGCAACAAAAGACACTGCTTGACATCGCCGCGAACAACAAGAACCCCGCGTCGATCCCGGCGAACGGGCCGACCTACCTTGGGCTGCTTCGCGGGGTCTACGATCCGGCGTTGCGCGAGCAGTTTCTTAGCACCGATCTCTGGAGCATTCCCGACATCACGCCGGGCGAACGCGCGAGCCTGCGCAAGCAACAGCTAGACATGGCGAACGAAGGCCCGGGTGGGATCAAGGAAACCAATCTCGGCACGATCCACAGTCTCGTCAATTCGTGGTTCCCACTGCCCTCGACGCCGACGCAGAAGGATCGCGATCGCCGGACCAAGCTCTACGACACGGTGCGCATCCGCGTCGAGAACGAGGAGCGCCAGCAGAAGCGCCCGCTGCGTCCTGACGAGATCGAGAGCATCGTGCGGCAGGAAACCGCGACGGTCACGAGGATTACACCCGGGAAGCTCTTTGGCGAGAACAAGGAGAAAATCCCGCACTTCGAAGCCTATGGCAAGCCGGGGCGCTTCACGATCGAAATCCCGACCGCCGAGCGCCAGCGCATCGTCGAGGCGTTTCGCAAGCAGTATCACCGCGACCCGACCAGCGAAGAAGCCTCTGGCATTTACCTCGAAGGTTTGGGTAATACGAACTGATGGCCG